CTGCATTTGAAACATTATCTGAAGTTATAACGACATTTGCATTTGAGCTACTTGTAAATACTGTTACGTTTTCAATTGATATAATAGCAAATATTTCATTTCCTGACCTTTCATAAGTTACAAAGTCATTTACGTAATTAGCATTTAAAAAAGCTAATGTTTTTTCAATCGTAGCGTCTAAAGTGGTTTGAAGTTCTATTTTAAATGGTATTTCATCAGGATTACCATTCGCCAAATATTCAATACTGACAGATGTTTGACCAGAATTATATAAAATAGGTATTCCGTTTAAAAAAGTAGTGTAAACGAAACCTAAACCAACTACTGGGTTATCAATAAACGATAATATTATTTTTTTTGCCATGAAACAAATATACAAAAAAAGCGATACATTTCTATATCGGTTTTAATCTCCTTTCTTTTTAAATTAAAAACTCAACGAACCGCCTAATCTTTTATTTTTATCTAAAGTATTTCCTAAAACTCCGATTAATGATTGACCGCTAATTTCGAATACAACTGTACCGCCTTGGAATGATGAACCGCCTCCGCCGCCTGTTGAACTTGTTGGACTTGAAACACTTGCGCCTGTTGATACCGATCCTCCAGAGCCACCGCTTGAGCCACCCAATGCTGAAGATGAAGATTTAGATATTGAACTACTTATCATAGAGCCTAATGCAACCATAGCTACACCTGCTGCAATTGCGGTTGCTGGGTTTTTAATAGCTGTTTTAACCGCTAAAAGTCCAACTCCATACGCAATTGTTGCTTTTCCTAATTCTTGAAGCATCGACCCCATACTGCCTAAAATAGACTTACCAACCGCATCTATAACATTACCTCCGCTAGCTAATGCCCCTCCTATTGCATCTCCAATACCAGCAAGTGCGTTAACCGTTCCATTTGTTACAATAGAGCCTAATTCTTTATTAAAATCTTCTATAGTCTTCTTTTGCAGTTCTAAAGCTAATCTTAATTTTTCATTTGCAGCTATTGCAGCTTCATCAACCCCTAAATCAGGCGTAACCAACCCTAAATTTGGGTTTACAATTCCACCACCTATAAAACCATTACCCGCATTAAAGTTAGGATTAGGATTTTTGTATTTTTTTGGTTTAGGAGCTGCTTTTGTTTTTGTTGATTTTGGAGTCGTTAAAGGTTCGGCTATTACTCCGCTGGCTTTTTTAGAAGCCATGTTTATTATATTTTGTCCTCTTTCAACTTCTTTGTTAAACTTTAAAACTTCTTCCCTTGCATTTTTAACTCTTTCGCTTGCTCTGTCAACCGCACTTGCGTAAAATTGAACCGATTGCGATTTACTTGGGTCTTTAGCTACTAAATTAAAATCGGCTTCAGCTTTTGCGAGTTCTTCTTTTCCTTTTACTAATTGCGCATTAGCTTTCCATAACTTAACAGTTGATTCGGCAGTAGTGCCTGCAAACTTTTCAGCAATAGCCTTATTAACCAATGATTGCGTAAGTTCATTAACAACCCCTGTTAAATTACCATACATTATTTTTTCAGTACTTAAATTACCAAAATAATTAGGGTATTGTTTTTGTATTTGGTCGATTATTTCTAATCTTCTCGTTTTAGATTGATTTTCGTCTTGTGCGATAGCAATCAATCCTTTTAAAGATGATATTTGTTCAGCAGCGGATTTTTTAGCTTCCTCAGTTACCGTTTTAAATGAATTGCCTAACGCATCAAAATCGCCTGTTATTTTACCTACAACATCGCTAATTGATAAGCCACTTTGAGCAAACAAAGTAAATGCGGTAGTTACTAACGAAATACCCAATAAAATACCACCTGACCCCATTAAAGAACTTGCTAACGCTTTTAATGCGCCACCTGTTGACCCTGTTTGATTTTTAAGATAAGAAAACGCTTCAGCTGTAGCGGTTAAATTGTTTCCAATACCTATAATTCCGTATGGTGCATCTTGTGCTATACGTGAAAACTGCATTAATGCATTGCCACCATTAGCTACTTGCGGAGTCATTGTATTGAACGATTGTCCCGTAGTAGCTACCGATTTTTTTAGCCCTGAAAGTTGTTGTTTAGCCTGATTAATATCAGAGTTCAATTCTTTGACATCTAAACCGAGTTTGACGCGTTCAACTTTGAGTGCGCCTAATCGTTTTATTTTCGCTTCCGCTGCTGAAATTTCCGCTTGTAATTCTGAACTATCAGCACCGATTTTAATTTCTAGTCCCGCCATTTTCGCTGTTGTTTAAATAATTTTTATATGCTTCTAAGAATCTTTGTTTTTGCTCCTCGCTTACACCTGTTTTTTGCTCTTTCCCACCTGATAAGTCCATAAATTTATCCATTGTTTTAGGTAGTTTTTTATAGTCTTGGTAAGGAGCTACTAATGCATTATAAGCGACCAATCTAAACTTTTTCCAATCTTCTAACTGCATTCTTTTATAAGCAAAAAGGCGAATTTGGAACTCCGCAAAAGTCATGTCGTAAACATCACTCAATCGCATAATTCCAAGTTCGCCACAAGCAAAAGAGATTACATCTTTTTTGAAGTCTATTTCGCTACTTTCGCTTTTTTTTTATCAGTATCAACAGGTACGTCTTTGAACATAGATTCGTTAAATGCTATTTTAAAATCAATCCAAAATTTACCACCTACTCCGCCGTTATCATCTATGAAATCGTGTAGGTTTTCAATTGTGAAATCTATTTCCAACCCTTGTCTTTTCATTGCATAAAGATGCGAAAAATACATAATTTTAGGCATTAAAATTATATCGTCTTGCGTACCAAGTTCTTCAAGTTTTAATCCTGTACCTTCTATTAATTCGCTAAGGAATCCTATTCCAAAATGGAAATCCATTCCTAAAATTGTCTTTTTATGCATAATTAAGGAGTTATAGGATTAACTTTAACAATCGCGCCAGATCCGTCAATGGTTAATGAAAATGAAGCAAATTCATCCCCTGATGGAGCCTCTAGTCCTAAAGAGGTGATTATTCCAGTACCGTAATAAATTAGCGAAGTAGATCCACTATCCATTTTCCAAGTTACAAGAGTTTTTGCTTGTTGAATCCCTAATAAATAATCGTGAGATGCTTTAGTAGTATCGCCCCCTACACTTGTAGTGTCAATCGCTAATGCATCAGCTGTAAGGGTGTAAGAAAACGCACCCGCCTGTTTCTCAACTACTCCCGGAGCGCACTTTGTTTGAGCTTCAATAATTCCTAATTCTGTGTCTAGTGAGTTTGATGTCAAACATGCGACAGGACGGTAAATGGTGCCGTCATGTACATATAATATTAATCCCTCACCTTTGATTTTGTCAGCCATTTTATTTTTATTTTAAAGTTAAATTTAATCTTAAAAAACTACGAAATATTACCTCAACATCCGTAATAGTTTCCAATTGATTTTCGTAGCTTATATTTTGAGTTACTGTTGTAAATCCTGCAACGGTAATTTTAGGGTTTAACAATGTCATTACTCTTTCTTCAATATCATTTAATAAAACTCTGCTTCCAGAATTTCCTGCACTTGTAGTTCTTGTGTAAATCTCAATAAGCAATGATGTTTCCCAACTATAACTACATTTATTACCTTTATCAACTTCTTTAGTTTGAGCAGTCAGCAACACATAATTACTAGGTGCGTTCGTGGCTCTTGAATCGTAACAAGGTATTATTTTGCCAGAAACAACAATGTTATTGATTTTATCAAATATTGCTTTTCTTATGTGTTTATCTGGTGAAACATTTACTGCCATACTACAAATATAATCAAATTTTCTTATTCAAAGATTTTAATAGTCTTTCTAAATTATTTTGATAGTCTTTTTTGCCTTTGATATATGCAGGATATAAGAAAGGCTGAGGATTAACTCCAGCTCCAAGTATTTTAGCAAAAATTGGATAAGCCGCTTCTTCTGGGATTCCTTTAGCCTTACACCATACTTTAATAGCTTCTAGTCCTTGTTTAAATGTACCTTGTTTTTTGCCTTTAAAAGTAGCTGCCATGTCAGCAAATTCAGCTGGAACATTTACCTTTGAACCTGTACCAAACTCCATATAAGCGCCGTAAAGTTCATTTACTGTAACTTTATATAATGCAGGTTTTACTTTTGCATGACTAATTGATTGAGCTAATTTACCAAAGTTTTTAGGAGCTAATTTCTTTGCATCTTCTTCAATGTTGAACGCTGTAGATTGAGTTTCTGCATTGATTAGTTTTTCGGCTTTTTCTCCGAACTTTCGAAGCTCTGAAATAGTAGAGCTTAGTCCTTTAATCGTTACTGATCCCATTTGCGACTATATTAGTTTCTCTAAAAAGCTCGTCATTATATCTAATATCATTAACTACATACTTTCTATTTCGATATTCGATAAATAAATTATCAATATTTTCAGGAGTAATTTTATCAGTTGATCGTATTTTAAATGACCAATTGTTTTTTATATCTGAACTGCCAACCTGATTGTCTCTGAATGCTGAGTTTTGCGACACTTCTGACCAAAAAGTACCGATTAATACATCAGATGGTAGTGTACCGCCGTAACCATCGCTAATGGATTGCGTTTGATATATTTTTATTTGCCTGTTGTATTTTCTAGCTTTCATTTACAAAAATCTTTTATATAAATCTATAACTTCTTTTACCGATTCTGGTATTAAAGTGCTATTAAATTGTTTCTCACTCTCATAGTAAAAAACGTGTAACATTTGCAACATAGCTTGAATTAAATCATCAGGTACTTCATCAGTTCCATAACCAACATTCAACTCTACTTCTTTGACATCAGGGTAAACAGTAAACATAGCGAAATCAACTTTAAAAGGAGCTGGATCTGTTACAATTGAGTTAATTGGATAGTCATATACTTTTACTTGACACGATCCTTTGTAAGTAATATCACGTGCGTATAATATATGATTAGTGCGTTTTTCAACGTAACGACAAGCCGCATTTATCATCGACGTAATTTCTGAATCATCAGTATCGAAATCTAAATCAACTCTAAGATAATTCTTTGCTCTCTCTAATGTTATAACGTCTATGTAAGCCATTACTCTTTCGTTTTAGGTTTCTTTTCTTGTTTTACTTCAGCAACTCCTACCCTTACAAGATAATTTCCTCTTTCGCCACTTACTTCGATAACTTCTCCAGAAATATTATCTAAATGATTTTTTAATAGTTTGATTTTCATTTCAGTAATTATTTTATAATTTCAAAGATACAAAAAAACCCTTACAATTAAGTAAGGGTTTAAAAACTAATAAAAACTAATTATGCAGTTAATGTTCCTTTTACCAAAGCAGAATTATTAAAAATAGCTAAAGTAATTCTTTCTTCAATTCTGAACATTACTTTATTCTGTTTTGCCAAAGTAGCATCTTCGAACATTCTCAATTCTGGTTTCAAACGGTTTATTAACAAAGTAGCCGTTTTGTCAAAAGTTAAGAAGTTGTTAGCGGATAATTGTGTAGTTGTTGCCATTTGTAAACCAGCTACTTTTAACGCTCCATTTTCAAATACAACTGTTCCATCTGGCAAATCATATTCACCTGAACCAGTAGCTTTATTCAAGCCAATTTTAACCGCATCACGAACATTTAATATTGCCGTGTTACCTTGATAGAACTCAAAAGTATCTTCTGGAATTTGACCGTAAGCAGCATCAACCATTTTATCTACAGCGGCTGTAAAAGTACCATCGTAAGCAGTTGCAGCGGTCAATAATCCTGTTACTGGATTAGCATCTGCAGTACCGTTTAAGATAAAAGCGTTTTCAGCTACTTTCAACGAAATAAGCATTTTTGATTGTAAGTACGAAGCCATCCAATCTAAATCGTCTAACATTTCACGATCAACTGTAATAGTTCCCGCAATCCATTTAACGTATGCAGATTGTGAAGTCAAATCAAAATCCATTTGTGGCTTATTCCCACCAGCAACCCAAACAGCAGCTCCACCTTCTCCGCCGTTTTCTTTTGGATAGATAACAGACCCTTTTGTCGTGCTTCCTTGTGGTAACAAATCAGATAACCAAACTCTATCGTAAGGATTTCTAATTAATGCGTTTCTTACTTCTTGGTTAAAGGGAGTAGATCCAGGGAAGTTAGCAGCGATAGACATATCGCCCACTGCTTTCATTTCCAATACTAGATTATCACCTTGTTTGAAGTTCTGAATAGCTTCAGCATTTTCTTTGATAGTTTCCCCTAAAATTTGATTAAAGGTTTTTACTTCCAAAGGTTGTTTTGTTGCTGCTTGTTGCAAACGAATATCTAACTTATCTAAGTGGCTTTGCATTGCTACTGATTTAGTTTCAAATTCATCTTTGATGCCTTTGATTTCTAAATCATATACTCCTTTTGATTTTTTTTCAAATTCATTGATAGCAGCTTGAATATCAACTTTTGATTTTGTTTCGAAATTGTTTGAAAGGTCGTTCTTTAACGCCTCTAATTGTACTTTTAAATCTTCCATTTTAATTAACGATTAATGATTGTCTAAATGATTTTATTTGCTCTATAATCGGCTTTTCGTTCAAAGTGTTAGTTTTTGACGGCTCGTTTGAAAGTGATTTTAATAATGTTTCAATTTGTCTTAGTCTGTTATCAGAGTAATCCAAATTATATGATTTTTCAATAAGTTCTAAAATACCGTAAGTAGATTTTATGCTTTTAATCCCTTGTACTGTACTTAGTTCGTTTGCACCCCATGAAGATAAAAACGAATATTCCATTAACTTATATTCGTTAATGATATTTTTATTCTTAACATCACGCTGAATTACTTTGTAGCCAATTGACAGTTCAGCGGACAATCCAGAAGAATGCATAAGCTGTATGTCTGTGAATAAATCCTTGCCTAATGGTTTATTGAGGTTAAATTGAGTAGTTGTTAGCAATCCAAAACTATCTTTAGTATCGATAACTAAAGGAACTCCAACCATCATAGTTGGATTGTGGTCCTTAAGAACTCTAATGCGTTTAAAGTTTTCGGTTACGGTTTTATCGAAACTTCCATAAGCCGATATGTCGCCATCTGAATCTTTGAAGTTGTATGTATTAGCGTATGCAACAATAACACCTTTGGTGTTGTCCATGTCCTTTACATCTACAGAAAGTTGTTTATATCCGAAATTATCCATGTTAAATCAATTTAGACTTTTCTAATTTATTTTTTAATATTAACATTCCATCTGCATCACGCTTTGGAACAAATGCAATTGTACACCTGCAATTTATAACATTTCCTGCACTTGCTTTAGTGTCGCCAGGGTATTGTATGTTTTCACCTCCAACAAAGAAAGGTTTTTCTAGTTCCTGTTTTTGATTATTCATATCGAAATGATCATAAGGCGTTATTCGTGTTCTATTATCTTGTACACTAATCCAAACCTTATCCAACACTAAATCACTTTGTTCTGCTGTTTTAATAGCTGCAAAATTACTTGATGTCGTTGTTTCAGTTCTTGCGATTCTAAGAGATTGCCATTTATAAAACGTTTGATTCTTTTCGATTATTGATTGAATAGCATTTCTTAAGTCAATTACAGTTCCGTTTTCTCCAAGTGATTTTTGTATGCTTTTAATCACATCAGCAACCAATGTGTCACGAACACTTGTAATTCTTACACCTCCATCGCTAGACAAAAATAGTAAAATTTCTTTTAACAACTCATTATTAAACAAAACATTTGCTTTTTTAGTCTTTTCTAGT